ACAAAACCCACGCTCCGTCCCTTCAGGTGTCCCTGCCTGACCAGATCCCAAACCACATTCGCCATCGTGCCCGCGCCCGTGTCGGCGTGGACCGTAAGCGCCTTGATGCCGTAGTCGTCCGCGTCAATCCACTCGTCGCTCCCCACAGGAAGCAAGCTGTAATTGTGGTTGACAAGGACAGAACTGTACTTGCGGAACTCGTCCAACTTGAGCGATTGCGGAATGACAATCTCATCGTCCCTGTCCTCGTTCGGTAGCTGACGTAGGCCAGGCTCTTGCGAGAAGTAGGATCAAGCTCATTCACCTTGGCCTTCTCACTGTGAGTGTGGCGGTGGAGTTCAAGATCGTCGGTCTTGTTGCCGGTGTCCTTGGCGACATGATGTATCGCGTCCTTCAGCGCCGTGGGAAGGAACGGCATCATTTCGGAGATTTTGAGTAGTTGTTTCATTCGTTATTGGTCTCCTCTTGTGTTTGCACTTTCAAATTTTGGGATGACGATGGAGGGGGTGGCCTTGAGGGATTTTTGTTCTCTTGATAAAATCTCAGCGGCACCTCCTTGGCCAGCATCCGCTGGGCCGCAGCCCGCTCGCCCAGGAACGAGGACTCGCTGGCCAGCCTGCGGATCGCCTCGCGCTTGCGTATAAATGGGGAGATCATTTCGTTTATTGCCTATATGCTACCGCACCATAAGCGTCTCTTGCTTTTATGAACTCAGCATTTGCAGAATCACTTTCAGCTGCAGCCGCTCTCAACTGGGCATCAAATGGATTTGACCCTAAAAGGGAAGTTGTTGCTTTTGCAGCCTCCCTTTTCACTTTTTCATATTTACGAAAAGCACTTTGAGCACGCCGTTCAGCCTCCACCATCTGTTCCTTCAATTGTGATAACTTTTCTTTTCGTTCCTTAGCTGCATCCTCCGCGCTCCCCCCAACCTCACCGGGCCTGCCCTCGTGCCCGAAGTTGCCAGAGCCTGGGCCACCCTTTTCCTCTTTGACAATTTCCTCGCCGCCATCTTTCGCAGCTTTCCGGTCGTCTATCAATTCCCCGATCAACGCGCACCGGCAGTTCGGGTGCAGGGGCGGTCCTTTGATGTCGCTGTAGTCGTGAGCCATCACCAAGTCCTTGCCGCGCCATTCGACGGTCTGCTCGTCACCGAGCTTGAAAAAGTTTTCGTCCAGCCCGACAGCGACGCCCTCCAGCTCCGCGCAGAACGGGCAGCAGTCCCCGGCGGTGGACCATACCTTCCTGCCGACCACGTCGGTGGACTTCCACGCCTCGATATGCCCAATGGAGAAGGCACGCGCCGTCTCTGTCCGGGCGATGCGCTCGCTGCGATATCCCTCAACCCACTCGTCGGAGATGTCGGAAATGCGGTTTTTCAGCTGCGATATCGTTTCCCCGTTCTCCATGCCGTCTAGCAATTCCTCGCGCAGGGCGTCGGCGGTGGTCTGGTTGATGTTGTGCGCGAACTCGAACATTTCAGCCTCTAAAGCGTCCAACACGTCGGGGTCCTCGATCCACTCCGGGATGACGATGGAGGGGGAGGCTTTGAGGGATTTCTCAGAGAATTGAATTAACTCTTCTAAGACCATACTCCATTCCTGTTCATCATTGAACGAGAATCCAAAACCCATATCATCTATACTTTTCTGAGGAGGCAGAAGCTCCAGCATATAATTCCCCAAAGATGCTTGACTACTATCTCGGACGACAAATTTTGATCCTCGGGGAAGAATCACTTCTCGTTCCCGACGCCATCCTCCGACATTGGAAAACTTCGGAATACAGACATAAGTCCCTTTCGGAACACAAATAGTAAGGATCTCCTCGTAAGGCCAACGCCGACTTGAAGGAGTCAGCACTCGCGAATCATAAGTAGTGGACATATACCCTAGATCTTTCTTGACAGATCCTTCTTTGCCAAGTTTTTCTGCTACCGAAGAGCTAACTCCTCTATAAACAATAACATCTTCCGGAAGCTTAAAAGTCATTGCGGCATCAAGATTCTTAACTCCTATTGAGTCCGGATCCTTGCCTTTTCTTAGATTACTATTAACCCAATCAGCTCCGGTATTTTGGTAGTCAGAAAGAGCCTCAATTGATTCGGCAGAAACGGTTTTTCCCCATTGTCGTAATTCTTTCTCATGTTTGGAAAAGAATTTCTTACCCATCACATTATATTTCCCATACGAAAAACGAGCTAAAGGCTTGTCCTCTTGTCTTGCAGGACCACCACCCGGACCAGAACCCCCAACCTCACCCGGTCTCCCCTCGTGTCCGAAGTTGCCGGAGCCGGGACCACCCTTCTCCACCACTTCCACCCGCTCGCTCGCCCGCATCTCGGCCTCGCCCAGCACCGCCATCTTCTTTGCGTGCTTGGGGAACTTGCGGACGCTCTTGAGCGCCTTGTCGCCGCCCTTCTTGAACAGGCCAAACCAGATGGGCCTGACCTCGCGCATGACTTCCTGATCCCACTTGGTTGTTTTCTCTGGCACTGCGTTGCTCTTGGCTCCATCCTCGACCTTCCCATGCACCTCGGCCACCTGCGCCTTGAAACACCGAGCCACGGCCTTGCGTAGCAGCCGCTCGTCAGCGGTCAAAGCGCTCCGCACGTGCCCGTCGTTGGCGGGTGGGAGTTTTTGGGGTTGAAGGATTGGCAAAGTCATTTCTTCCCCGATGAACTTGCAGTTTCCCAGAATCTGGGATCGTCCTTGAATACCTCATGTGGATTAAACCCAAGCAACGCAACCACGTCTTCCGGCGCTTCAGCGAGCGGCTTGTCGTCAGGGTCTTCCTCGTCTGCACCATCCTCGCGCCAGTCAACCTCGACGCCCAAATCAATATCGGCTGGAAGATCGTAAAGTTTCTTCATGCTCATTTCTTTTTCCTCGGCTTTTCAGGTTTGTTTTTCCACCCGACCTGCCGCCATGCGGAGAATATCGTCGGGTCTATGTAGCTGTCCAACGCGACCGCCGGGGTGTTCCCCAGCTTCGTGGAAACCTTTATCGCGATCTCCTTTACCTTATCCTGAAAGTCCTTTTCCGTTGTTGGCTTGGACATAGTCTTCATCGTCTGCAATGCCAACCCCGTTGCCACGCCCGTCCTGAAATCTTTTGTCTTGAACCCCGCTCCCCCCGCCATGCTGTGGGAATAGTCCAGCAGCTTGTCGTCATTGGTGTCGAAGAGTTTTTCATCATCGGCCTTTGCCCGCCCCGCACGAGTACGCAGAATCTTCAAGGCTTCCGGGTCGTCAACTTTCAAATCCAATTCCTTGCCCATCTTCCCGACGAACTTCAGGTGCAGCCCATCCTCTTCCTCCACCACATGCCGCTTTTCCAGCGTAGTCGTGCCGTACGCCTGTACCTTTGCTTTCGTGTCAGTATCGCCGCCCGCTCGCGCACCGGTGGCCATTACCACGGCGAGTGCGTCGGCGGTTTCGCGTAATTCGGGCTTCGTCCGGTTCTTGGTATTTTCGGCACGGATCGAATCCCACTTCTCAAGCAACTCATCCGTCCGAGTAAACTTGATCGCGGCTGCAATATTCCAATGCCCCTGCGAGTACAGGTATTGCCCCCGACCAGTCGCATCTCGGCCTTGCAGCAGCAACTCGCCCTGCGGATCCCGATTTGCCACGACGTTAGTCCACGCCGGGGGAATTGGAATCCCCTCAAGATGCTTTGGCAAAGGTCCGCCGGTGCTTGTCTTCCACTTTTTTTCTTTCGCGTCGTAGGTCAACTTCTCTTCCATTTTCTTATGCTCTTCGGGATTGCCGAACCGCGCCCGGATCGCCTCTTCGGGGTCCTGCCCCTCGGCGATGAAGATGTGAGCGCCGTTCACCGTGATCCAGCGGCCCTCATCGGTGACTTCGCCGCGCTCGAAAGTCCCAGCCTTGGCTTTCTCTTCCGCATCCTCGTTAAAACTTTTCAGGCTCTCTATCACATCGCGGCTCGCACGCAACCGACCCACGCCGCGTTTGTCGAACCGACCAGCCTCATTCCGAATCCGGAGCGGGATTCCGGCCAGTTGCGGACTGACGTATGCTCCGTCCACCTCGATGGACATGCCGTTGCCCGCCAAGGAACTGTTGTCGAATGCCTTACTTTTATTCTCCCGCACAACACTATTATTCATCTGGTAGAATACTTCTTTCCACGTATCTTCGTGGATGCTATGAGTTTCGGTGTCAATGTTTATCCACCCGTCGGCAAGATCAACCCACAAACCATCATCGCCTTCGTCTCGAACTTCTACTACTCGCCGGTCTGCTCGAAGTTGAGCAAGATTCTTGATGGGCTTAAACCTTTCCTCTTTGCCGCCCCCACCCGGACTAGAACCCCCAACCTCCCCAGGCCTGCCCTCGTGTCCGAAGTTCCCTGACCCCGGCCCGCCCTTCATAACGGAAATGGACGCCCCACCAGACGAACCGCCCGGTGCGGGGAGGCCTGTCGCAGCGTCGTTCTTCTTCTTGTCCGCGCCTGCCTGTTCCCCGTTCGGTTGCGAGTTGCCTAGTGGAGCGATTGATTCTTCTGCGCCGCCCTCCGCGCCGGGCATCAGGGATTGCTGCGCCTGCATCTGCTGGAGCATGATCGGCGTGTCTCCCCATTCGACGGGGTCGTCGCCGTCGCGCTTGCGGATTTCGTTGATCGTGGTCAGGCACACGCCGAGCTTGGTGGCGTCCTCGTTGAGCTGCTCCCGCCTGTCCTTGGGCACTGGGTTGTCGAAGGCCACGAACAGCCGGTCGTCGTACATGGGGCAAAGCTGCTCATTCAATTTTTCCTCGATGCGGGTGCAGCGCGGCAACGTGTTGAACTGCGCCATGAACAGATCTGCGCCTTCCATGCCTGCTCTCGGTGCGCGGCTGATCTGGGAAGTGTCCACCAGGCCGATTGGCACGGGGAACGCGCCGCAGATTTTTTTCATGATCCAGTCCTCGCCCTCGTTGAACCGCAGCTCCTGTGGCGTCCACCCCACCTTGTCGATCTCGTACCTGAAGTCTGTGATCTTGACCTTGCCTGCGTTCTGCGGGCCGCGGAACATGGCGTTCCATTCGCGCTCCAGCTCGCCGCGCTCCTTGGGCTCCAACGCGCCCTCAACGTACTTGACGATCAGATCAGGGCGCGCCATGTTGGCCATGGTTGCGATCATGAACTTCTCGCGCATCTCGTTGCCCTCTATCGCGTAGGCGGCGGCCTGCACCGGCCCCATACCGTACCAGGGGTCGGTCGGGTTGGGGTACTTAAAATGGATCACCTCGCTGGGCTGGAACCGCACCGGATCGTCAAACACGTTCTCGCCGTAGACAAACTCCCCGATGAACTTCTTGGCGTCCGGCACGATCCGTACCCATTGACTGCGCAAAAGAAACAGCTTGCTGGGCACGCCCATCTTGTCACGCTCAACGTACCAGTAAGCGTCCCCGGTGAGGTCCAGCATAGTGCAGGTTAATTCCCTCATCTCAAATCCGTTTTCCTGATCGTTGACTTTCTCGAACAGGTCAAGCAACGGATGCTCTTCCAGCTCCTCGAACTCTTCCGCGCCCATCACCTGTGGGAGGGACTTGCCAATCCGCTTGCGGAGCCATGCAGACTGCGCCTTATCCACCTTATGGGCGGCGAAGTTCTTGACAACCGACTGGCCCTTGCCCCGCGCAGCGTAAACCTTGAGCGGTGTGCTGGCGAACCGGGCGGCGGACACCTGTGCGCACATGTAAGTCCAGCCCCAGTATTTGCGGACGAGCGCTTCCTTGGAGATGTCGGGCTGTTTGCCGAAACGCTTCAACCACTCTAGCTGGCCGTGGGGCAGGGACGCCTCAATGATCCGGGGGAACATCCTTGACGCTGCCTTGCTTGCAATCCGGGACAGGAAGCTCATGCCGGGAACCTCCTCGGGAGAATGCTCTCGCCGCTCGCCGTCGGGAAGATGTTGCTCAACTTCCCCCTGCTACCCAGTACCTGCCATGCGCTGCGATCAGCAAGCACGCGCTCGGTGTGGGCGGCATCCTCGGTGACCTGCCGCTGCTTGAGCTTTGCGGCGGCGAGGCGCTCAAGCAGCTGCTGGCGGAGATCAGCTTGCGGCGTAGGCATGGATCAGTCCTTCCAGTTCTTTGCGCTCTTCAGGTGATGCGGCGCGTGCGAGCAGATCTGCGTAGTTGTCGGGGACCTCGTCCGCGTTGGGCGCTGATCCAACATGGGGGCGGATCATCCTGCCCCGCCCGACGAGTTTGTTGAACGCGCCCGCGCTGGCATCGACCTTGTCCTTGTATTTTCCATTGGGGAACAATTCCAGCTCGTCAATGTAGTCCTTCGTCCATGGGCGGTCCATCACGAAGACGTTGCCCGATTCGACTTGCGCGGCAAACGGCTCCGCCCGGCTGACCTTGTCCCCGGTGACGCGGTCCGCCTTGACGATGTACCCGGCCAGATTGCGGATGGTGTTTTCCGCGCTTTCCTTTCCGCCGCTGCCAGGTTCTTGTTCGATCCAAATTCGGACTGACCTGCCATCCATGGATGCTGTCGCTTTGATGCGCTCCTCCCGCTCCAGCGCGCCCCATTGCCCCGCGACCACGTCCGCGACAAGGAAGGTGTGATCAGTCAACTCGTGGATCAGCACACCCGCGGAATAACAGCCTGCGCCTGCGCTTCCGGCCTTATCCCAGTACCGAATAGAGCTGGAGATCATGCGCTTGTCGATTTCCAGCATCCGATTCCGCAGCAGATTCCTTACACGGAACATCCCACCCTCACGAGGGCTTGGCCGCTGCTGGAGTTGTCCTGCCGACCCGTACGAACCAAGCTGCGATTCCAAGTCCAACAATTCCGCATCGCCAAACTGCGCAGGCCAGAGCGGCTGGTTGATCTCGTTTCGTTGATCCTCTTTTTTCAGCGACGTAGACACAAGCTTCCGGCCCTCGTACCGGGCAGGGAGGCATAGGTGTTCCCAGCGTCCCCGCGACTGGGCGAGCAAATGCCCCGTGAGATCGTCCTCGTGGACGCGCTGCATGATCACGACGTACGCCCCGGTCTTCTGATTGTTGAGGCGGGTACTCATTGAATAGTCCCACCACTCTAGTACAGCCTGTCGCTGCGTTGCGCTCTCGCCCTCGACGACGTTGTGCGGATCATCCACGATAATGATGTCCCCGCCTTCTCCGGTCAATGCACCCTCGACGGATGCCGCGATCCGGACGCCGCCCATGTTGTTTTCGAACCGGATTTTATTGTTGACGTCACCGGTCAGCAGAAAGTCCGGCTGGAACTTCCTCCGCAGGCGCGCGTAGAACTCCGATTGTACCAGTCGCCTGCACTTGACCGAATCCCTGATAGACAGCGAGTGCGCGTATGACGCTGCGAGGAAACGAATGCCGGGATCGGACAGCCAGCACCACGCTGGCCACAGCACCGAGACGGAAAGAGATTTCATGTGGCGCGGCGGGATGTTGATTAGCAACCGCTTGATCTCACCCTTGAAGACCGCTTCAAGATGGTCGCAAATCAGATCAATGTGCCAGCCCGGGACAAACGGGCGCGGCTCGACGACCCGCCATGCCTGCTCGATGAACTCACGCAAGCAGGTTTTGGCGAGCTGGTCGTCCACCTGCTTGCAGGTCGGCAATCGCTGGAGCAATAGGCTCGACTCGGCGGAGGATGTTTCGCAAGGTTTCAAGGTCTTCCTTCGGTATTTTTGTGAGATCGACACTGATGTTGTGTTCGACATTCGTTTCCGTTTTGGTCGCGGTCTCGGTGCGGTAAGTTTGCCGCCAACGTTCCGGCAGGCGATTGGTCAGGTAGAAAATCAGTGCACCCGTATCAGGCGGCAGCACCTTGTGAACCGTGGTGATCCGGTGCGCGGGGACCTTAACGTTCATGCCAAGAGAATTTTTCCCGAACACCTCAACGTCCTGCTCTGTGACCTCGTCATACGAATACCCCAGCGCCCGCTTGAGCAGCGATCCCTCGACCCGGTTGCTATGGTACTCGTCCATGCCCTGCCGCACCGCCGCCCGGAACTCCCTGTCGTAGCGCATCCAGTTTTTCAAAGTGAACATGGTAGCCGGAAGAATCTTCGCGAGCTGTTCGAGCGTTGCCCCGCATTCGGCGCAGGCGTAGTGGGCGCGGGCGACGATGTCAGGGGTCAGTGTCAGCGGACGCCCGGCACGCTTCCGGGATCGAAGCTGGCGCGGCACCAACCGTCGGGGCACCGGGGCCGGTGCGGGTTGTTTTTCAAGACGTTCCTCCATGCGATAGATTCTACCCCTTTTCCCGCCGCAAAGACAACAAATTTTTAGCCCAAACCGGAAAAAAGCCATAACTCGTTGATAATCAACGCAAAAAAAAGTAAAAAAAGTTGCTCAAAACGCTGGACAAATGTTAACAAGTTTAATAGATTACGCATGAAAAGAGAAACCCTAACCAAAAGCAAAGGAGGACAGGCAAGGAGGTGCTAATGGATTGGGCAACGTGATCTTAGTCGGTGTTCGAGAATCCCTAACCAAGCAAGGAGAGTGGAAATGAAATCAACGTATAAAGCCTTAGATGTTGAACGTAAATGCGGACACGAGTGGCTACGAATGGACTGCCACACAGCGGACAACACGCGAATACTTGACATGCTGGCACTGGTGCGGGCTGGCAAGATATCTGTTGGGGAATGCTTCACATTCCGTGACGGACAGACATTCCGCACTGTTAGAAAGTTCAAATACAAAATGTTTGTGGATTACGACCGGTGCCTCAAGCGCGGGCGTGAGCAGTTATGTCGTAACTGTACAAAAGAACAACAACAGAAATGCCAGAAAAAGGTGGAGCGGCACATGTAAACGCTTAATTCCCTAACCAGAAAAGGAATCCTACATGACCAAGCAACAACAAGTTTAATACATTAAGAATAAATCTTTTTTGAAAGGAGGGCAGGACACAAACACGAGGCCGGATCGAGAAAGAGGGAAAGGGAAAGAGAACACAACCAAGGAGACCGAAATGAAGAATGACAAAGTCAACAAGCAGCCCGTGGCCATCACCGCCGAATCCCCAATCCTGGTGGCGAAGCGTGCCCTCAACGAGGCGCGGATCGCTTTGAAGATCGCACGAAGCAAGGTCGTCAAGGGCGAAAACGCCGCACAGAAGTCCGGGGTGAGGGCAGAGGCTCTCAAAACGCTGGCGGCTCTCAAGGCGCATCGCAAAACCCTGATCGCCGAGATCAGGACGACCAAGCAGCACCTCAAAGACGTGCGACAGCAGATACGCGAATGCGGCATGCAGAAAAAAGCGGCACAGGCGACAATGAAAACGCTCCCGAGAGCCACCAAGAACCTCGACGTCGAGCGGGCGAAGATGGCGGTCCTCGAATCCGAGTTGGCATATCGGAAGGCGTGCCTCGGGTAATCAACAACGATCCGAGGGCGGGACTTCCAACCGCCCTCAACCCCAATCAAAGGAGACATGACAATGGAAAAGAAATTAAATCTGACAGCTGATGAGTACGGCGTGACTGTGAACTTCGGGAAGGTGTCAATCGCCGCCCTGAGGCTGGCCTGGAACAAGGAGGCCACCGGCTTCGACTCCATCGAGTGGAAGGATGCCAAAACGGCCAAGGTCGCCATTGCGATGAGCCCGGTCCCCGAGGAGGAGATCTACGCCGAGGTGAGGGCGGCCCTTGCCGAGCGCGAGGCGAAGCTCGAAGAGATCAAGCGGAAGGCGCGGATCGTCAAGCAGCTGGACGCTCTGGAGAAGGTGCTCGTTGCCAGCGACAACTTCCAGAAGGCGGTCGCGGCTGAGCTGCCCGGCACCAAGTTCGAATTGGTGGACCGAGAGGGCCTGAAGAAGCACATTGAGGAGCACGCATACTTCAGCGACCCGGATGAGAAGCTGGTCTACAACAACCGCACCTACATCATCCACCGGGGCTCCTACGGCAGGTTCGAGGTGGGGACTGTCGGAGCTTCCTACAAGGACCGCAAGTTCCCCAAGTCCATCAAGGGCGTCGCCAAGGCCGTCAAGGACCTGGACGCCACGTTGAAGGCCCGCGCTGACAGCGCTGCCGCCACCAAGGCCAAGGTGAAGTCTGAAACCGACAGGCTGGCCAACCTGCTCGGCCAGCCGATCAACGTGGTGTCGGAGACAAAGTGGTTGAGCGGCGGGTTCCGGTCGCACGGCTACTCGTACAAGACCCATCACTATGAGACCCCGTATGGCACCAAGATCGAGAACGTCACCGATAAGACGGCATTCATCCAGACGGCCAAGTCTGGCATGTCGGAAGACATGTACAGGCTCATGAGCAAGCTGCCGAGAGGCATCAGAGTCCAGATCACGTTCCCTGAGGCCATCCCGGTCGAGTGCCTCCAGCAGACAGTGAAAGCGATTGAGTCATAATGAAGGAGCAGAAATCCGAGGGCGGGACTTCCAACCGCCCTCAACCCCAATCAAAGGAAACCATGGAAATGGAAATCAAAACCAACAATCTGATCCTGACGAAACTTACGCTCGGGTGGTGGCACGGCAACCGCACCTCGCATGGTTTGGAACAAGAGGTTGCGGAGAATCAGAAAGGGCAGGCGGACGTGATCGAGGAAACGCACATCGAAACGGCAACGCAATACGAAAGGCGGGTACGGAGATGAAAACCGAGCTTCAATTAGCCGAGGTTGCCAGGCTGCTATTCAACGCGCTTGGAAAATACGCAACCGAAACCGAAAAGGAAATAGCCCGAACAGCGTTTGTTTCTTTTTCCGAACAGCAAGCGAAAAAAACGCGGGAACAGGAGAAAGGCAACCATGAATGCACGGGGATACGAGATAAGCGCGGCAGAGATTGAGCGGGCCAGAGCGGAGACCGAACGCCAGGAAGCGGCCGCGGCACGGGCGCAATCCAGGACCGCGGGCCGGTTCAGCTTTGACGCCGCAAGCGGCCAGGTTAGCGGGCCGGCGGAGTATATGCGGGAACGATATCAGGAGCGAATCCAAGCCATAAACGCGGGCACGGATGCGGTCGCGAATATGGGGCTTGCCATGCACGGGAACATCGTGCAAGCCGTGCTTGTGAGTTTGCAAACGGATTACGCGGCATGGGCGGGCATGAGGCAATTCAGAAAGGAACGCGGGATTTAAGAGAAGAGAACCAAGCCACGAGAACCAGGAAGAACCAGGAGATGAAAGCTATGAACGAGACGACGATCGAGCGACTGACGAAGGCGGGGCGGAAACTCGGATTAACGGGGTACGCTGGGCAGAACGGCTGCCTGTACTACTGGGCGCACGGGTCGAGTTGCACTGACCTTGGCGCGACCAACTACGCCGACGCGCTGCACGCGCTGGAGTGCGAAGCAGCGGTGCGGGAAGAGTGCGAAAAGGCGGAAGAGCAGTACCTCAACGATTTGGTCAAGGAGCACGCCCCGTGGGAAAGTCTAGGGAAGACGATCCCTTATTCAAGGGAAGTTGAATCCCGTCTGCGAAACGTCAGCGAGTTACCACACGGCACAGGTGCTCGATATCTTTTGGCTATACGCGGAGAAGGAACAGATTTGGTCGCCCAAGAATGGAAGCGAACCGCGCCAAGCGTCCTAAAGCCCAATGCGGTACTGATTGATTTTGCAAAGCCCCGCGGGCCGGGGTCAGGGAACTATGGACACGAGGGCAGGGAGGCCGGACGTTCAGGTCGTCTGGACCGACGGCTTCTTCACCATGCCGGAGAAAATCCTCATTCCGACCCTGTGGTGCATGGTGACTGATGTTCAGATCAGCAAAAAGCTCGGGCAGACGATAACAATGGAGGCAATATGACCGAAGAGCAGATCGAAGCCAAATTCATGAAGTACGAACGCCTGCTTCATAAGCTCGCATGGGAAGCGGCAGGCCGCTGCGGACGACCCGAGCGCGAGTTATATGCGGAGGCGTGCTTTCAGTTCATGCGCGTCACCGAAACATGGGACGAAGAGCGGGGCCAGTTCGGGACCTTCCTATACCATTGCGTCTGGAACGGGCTTGCTCAATGGGGGATGCGGAACAAACTCGTCGGTCTCGGTGACGAGCAGTACACCCCGGAAGCCACCACGAGCATCACCCCGGAAAGTACTCTGAAGCTAAAAGATTGGCTCGAGTCCTTGTCGGAGGAGGCGCGGCAGGTGGCGCGGATAATTCTCGACGGGCCTGCCGAGGTGCTGGATTTGGGCGTGGATGGATGCAAACGCATAACGCGGAAAATGCTCCGCGAGTATCTGCGCGAGCAGGGATGGCAATGGAAAGTCATCCACCGCGTCATGGTCGAACTGAAGGAGGGAATAAAAAGTTTCTAACATTTGCGTCGTGGAAATATAATGTGGTGTACAGATGAAAACAGTCTCGATGTTCAACACCTGCTTTCGGATCGAGTTCAGTTACGACCCAGCTGTCGTTGCACAGGTGCGCTGCCTGCCTTCGGGGCGGCGTTGGTCGCCCGAGTTGCGGGCATGGCTGTGCCCCGCCGGGCCGGAGGCGCTGAAGATGCTCCGGGGTTGGGGGTTCACGATCAGGCCCGACGTGCTGGCGTGGGAGCAGCAATGGCTGAATCCGACCCCGGTCGTGCGGGCGAGGATCGACAACATCCCCGGCCTCAAGAAGAAGCTCTACCCCTTCCAAGCGGAGGGCGTGGGCTTTCTGGAGTCCCGGTTCGGCCGCAGCCTGATCGCCGACGAGATGGGCCTCGGGAAAACCGTGCAGGCATTAGCGTGGCTTCAGCACAAAGGCGCACCGGTGCTGCCCGCACTGATCGTCTGTCCTGCTTCGCTCAAGGGCAACTGGGCGCGGGAGTGCGCGGACTGGACTACGCTGTCCTGTCGCGTCTTATCCGGGTCGCAACCGGCTCCAGAGCAAGTCGTGGGGCTGGATGTGCTGATTGTCAACTACGACATCCTCGCCAAATGGCTCCCTATATTGGGGAGCATCCGGACGGTTGTGCTAGACGAAGCCCATTACATCAAGAACCCGAAAGCGGCTCGGACGAAAGCGGTGCGCTGGCTATGTAAAGGACGACGTCACGTTATAGCGATGTCTGGCACGCCAATCATCAACCGGCCTGCAGAATTTTTCACCACGTTGAGCATCCTCGACAACACCATGTTTGGCGACTGGTGGGCGTTTGCGAAGCGATATTGTAACGCGCAATGCGGCAGGTTTGGGTGGGACTTTTCCGGCGCAAGCAACACGGACGAGCTGCACCACAAATTGTCCACACTAATGATCCGCAGGCTCAAAGCGGACGTCCTAACCGACTTGCCGCCCAAGACCCGGACGATGATCCCGCTGGAGCTGAATGGAAAAGCAGATGTGTACAAATTGGCGCTGCAACGGGTCGAGTGGGGCAACGATCCGCTTGCGGATATCACGCAAATTAGCAAACTGCGGCAGGCGGCGCTTGACGCCAAGTTTGATTTGTGCTGCGAATGGATCGACAATTTCCTGGAGACGTCACCGGGAAAGCTAGTGTTGTTCGCAGTTCATCATGCCACCATTGACCGGCTGATGGCGCGATACAGCGAACGCGCCGTCTCGTTAGATGGCCGCACCGAGATAACAAGCCGCAGCCTGATAGTGGAGCGATTCCAAACCGATCCCGGCGTCCGGCTGTTCATTGGGAACATCCAAGCGGCAGGGGTGGGGATCACCCTGACCGCCGCACAAGACACTGCATTCCTTGAGTTCCCATGGACACCGGGGGAGTTGGATCAGGCCGAAGACCGCATCCACCGAATCGGGCAGAAGGGGGCAGCCAATATTTATTACCTCGCAGCGAAGGGCACGCTGGAGGTAGACATGCTGGAGCTGATTGCGAAGAAACGCGAGATAGTGGCGGGGGTGTTGGATGGGGGTCTCGCCGACAGCGCGGCAAACATCCAGAACGAGTTGATTCAACGACTGAAAGGAATATCGAGCAATGAAAAATAAAACCTACTGTACGTGGGCAATAAATAACTTTCCAACCCAATTGAAAAACACTTATGCCGCGTGGCTGCGGGCGAACCGGATCACGATTCGAGATCATCTCGAATACCTAATTGCGAAGACGCTTCGGGAAAACAATGTCACCATCGCATCCGTGCCGCTATCGGACATCGTCAAACGCATCAAGAAAAGGAATGAGGAAAAATGAAACGTGCAAAACAAAAACGCTTTCACTCCCGAACTGTCTTTCCAATCTGGGTCAACTTCAACGGATGGTGGATCGAATCAAAGAAGGGGACGGTCGCTCAACTGCAAAGATACGGATCGAACATCCACGACTACCCGGTCTATCATTTGTTGTTTAAGAATGAACAGATTGGAAACGGCTACTGGTCAATGGAGAACCTGATCAACTCCGCCGTCAAGATTCGCCCGACAAAGGATGCTCTCAATGCCCCTACGACCACGCTCTCGATTAAATATGGCCGCGCTGCTGAACGACCACGGGGTTGAATTCCGGCATGGCAATGGCGACTGGCTTCAGCTCCACTGCCCCGTCTGCTATCGTGGTGACGGCAAGATGGGGCTGGGCTGGAGCGGAACAGTTTTTTCCTGCTTCCGGTGCGGGCGACTGGACCTTTTTGAGACCCTTTCCCTCGTACTCGGACAACCCCCGCTAGAATGCCGTAGGATCGCCGAGAGATACCGGGGGGATGTAGACCCTGTATTGGGGAAAGATCGTCAATCCTCGGGCATTTTAGACGGTGTTTTGACGATGAAATTGCCCATTGGGTCGGGTTCGCTTGACAAACCCCACCAAGAGTACCTAAAAACACGCATGTTTGACCTTGAAACGGCCCGGCGCTGGGGACTGCTCGGAACGGGAGCAGCCGGGCCGATACCGTGGCGGATTATTGCCCCGATAAAGGAGAATAAAAAAATCGTCTGCTGGCAGGCACGCGCAATCTCCCCGACTGCTCGGGAACGGTACAAGACCTGCCCGGACACCGAGGCGATCATCCCGGCGAAGTGCTGTCTGTACGGCGGAGACGAAGCGCGAGGGCGACGCTCGGTGGTGGTCACAGAAGGCATCACCAAAGTCTGGCGGCTCGGGCCGGGCGCCGTCGCCACCTTCGGAGCAACGGTGACAAACACGCAGGCGATGAAAATTCGGAAGCATTGGAAGCGTGCCTATATTCTGTTTGATGAAGATGAGGCCGGGAGCGCGGGCGCGGAAAAACTGGCACACATGCTCGCACCCCTTGGCATACAAGTGCAACTCGTTCGAGCAGGAATCGCAGATGTGGCTGATTTGTCAGTTGAAAATGCGGTGCAGTTGATGGGGGACTTGAAATGATTTTTAGAAACAAACACGAAGTCAACTACACCGTTCTGTCCAACCAAACGCTTTCAGACAAGACTTTGTCGTTTAAGGCACGAGGTTTACTTGCTTTCATGCTTTCCAAACCAACCGATTGGGAGTTTTTCATAACGGAAATCATCACCAACTCGGACAAAGACGGTGCGGGATCAGTTCGAGCGGGCATAAAGGAGTTGATCGCGGCGGGATATCTCACGTGCAAACAACCGAAAACCAAACATGGGCGGTGGGGAAAAAGCATCTGGGATGTATGGGAACGACCGCATACGGAAAACCCGCATACGGAAAACCCGCATACGGAAAACCCGCATACGGAAAACCCGCATACGGAAAACCCGCATACGGAAAACCCGCATACGGACAACCCGCATACGGAAAACC